CGATAATCGTTTCTGCGTAGTGCTTGCTTGCCGTCAGTCGGGTAAAAGTATTTCGTCTGTGGTTTACATACTATGGTACGCAATCTTTCACCCAGAGAAAACTATCGCAGTTCTCGCCAATAAAGGTGCTACTGCAAGGGAGATGTTAGGTCGTGTTACGCTCGCATTGGAAAACTTACCGTTCTTTTTACAGCCAGGTTGTAAAGCACTTAATAAAGGTAGCATTGAGTTTAGTAATAACTCTCGTATTATTGCGGCTGCCACTTCAGGCAGTTCTATTCGTGGTATGTCTGTCAACCTTCTGTTTCTTGACGAGTTCGCTTTTGTGGAAAGAGCAAACGAATTCTACACTTCCACATATCCTGTCGTGTCGGCTGGTAGAGAAACTAAGGTCATTATTACTTCCACCGCAAACGGAATCGGAAACCCATTCGAGAAAATCTGGACTGGAGCAAAGCAAGGAGTAAACGAGTTCCAACCATTTGAAGTAAATTGGTGGGATGTGCCAGGCAGGGACGAAGAATGGCAGAGACAAACAATTGCGAACACTTCACAATTACAGTTCGACCAAGAATTTGGTAACACCTTTTTTGGAACAGGTGATACTTTAATTAACGCAGAAACTTTATTATCCCTACGTGCTAAAAACCCCATTGAACATCTCAATGGCGGAGACTTCCTAGTTTACGATAAACCACAAAAAGATCATGAGTATCTAGTTTGTGTTGACGTATCGAAGGGAAGAGGACAGGACTATTCTACGTTTAACGTTATCGACATTAGCACGAAACCGTTCAAGCAGGTTGCCGTCTATCGCAATAATTCTATATCGCCTGTGCTTTTTCCTAATATTATATATAAGTATTCATCTCTCTACAACGATGCCTATGTGGTAATTGAGTCAAATGATCAAGGTACAGTTGTATGTAATGGACTATATTATGATCTAGAATATGAGAATGTATTCGTGTCATCAGCGGTGAAATCAGATTCTATTGGTGTCGAAATGACACGCAAAACCAAACGATTAGGTTGTACTGCCATCAAGGATATACTTGAAGAAGGTAAACTAGAAGTCGTTGACGAAAACACTATCATGGAGATCAGTACATTCGTGGGTAAGGGACAGTCTTACGAAGCCTCAGACGGCAACCACGATGATCTTATGATGAATTTGGTCATGTTCGGATATTTTGTATCTACCCAATTCTTTGCGGACATGACAGATATTAACCTCAAACAGATGATGTTTGAAGAACAGATGCGAGAAATCGAAAACGATGTTCCTCCTGCTGGATTCATTGATGATGGATCAGAACACATAGAAAGGGAAGCCTCTATGAGACAGGAAGATGAGTCGATGGAAGATTGGGTAGATCGTTTACATGGTACGGTAGGTGTTCATGAGTGGTAAAATACTGAAAAGTATAAATACTAGTATTGAAAAAAATTCGTATAATGATAAACATATAATTCGCAACCGATAAAAAAAGGATAAAGTTATGGCAACATCAGCTTCTCCCGCAATTGTAGTCAAAGAGATTGATCTCACAGGTGTAGTGCCAAGTGTGACTTCCTCTACTGGCGCATTTGTAGGGAATTTCAGATGGGGGCCCGTTGAAGAACGCACGCTAGTAGCCGATGAGAGTGGTCTGGTGTCTGTCTTCGGTGCTCCCGATAAAACAAACAATGTGGACTTTTTGTCCGCTGCTTCATTTTTGAAGTACTCTAACTCTCTATACGTGGTTCGTGAGGTAACGGACACAGCGGTAAACGCATCTTCTTCTTATGTACTAGAAGCAGTTGCTGACTCTGCTGGTGAACAAATCCTCATCAAGAACCGTACACACTTCGATACACTTGCTCTTGGCACCAATGCTGGTAACAAGACTGGTTCATTCGTTGCTAAGTACGCTGGTGCATTAGGTAACGCACTAGAAGTATCTTTCTGCCCTGCTAACACACTAGACTCAGCGTTTGACGCTTGGACATATGCTAGTGAGTTTGATCAGGCTCCAGGCACATCACCTTACCTCGCTGGTATCAACGGTACTTCATCAAACGATGAAATGCACGTTGCTGTTATCGATCGTACTGGTGCAATTTCTGGAACAAAAGGTACTGTTCTCGAAACGTTCCCACACGTTTCTATTCTGAAAGATGCTAAAACATCTGACGGAACACCTTCTTATATTTCAACCGTTTTGAACAATGGTTCAAACTATGTTTGGAATGATTACTTTGGTGATGACTCTGCATTTGGTACAGATCACTTGAATATGGGTGTCCATATTGGTGATACTGCTGATGTAGATTCTGCACAAGATTACTCATTAGGATTTGGTGGTTGGACTGATGCGGTCTCCAAGATTAAACTTGGTGGCGGTGGCGAGTCTGGCGCATTAACTACTAGCGAGTATGCTACTGGTTTTGATCTATTCGAAGATGTAGAAACTGTACAAGTAGATATGTTAATTGCTCCTGCTCACGCAAACAAGACTAACGGTAATACCGTTGTAAACGATCTTGTAAGTGTTGCAGTAGGTCGTAAAGATTGTGTCGTAACAACTTCTCCTGATAAGAGTATAGTAACAGGAACATCACCTGTAACTAGTACTACTTCGTTTGCGAGTGGTTGTACTCGTTCTTCATACCTAGTTATCGATAATAACTGGTTGAAGGTTTATGACAAGTACAACGATGTTTATGTCAATATACCTGCTAACTCTAGTACCGCTGGTCTATTCGCTGGTACAGATGCAGTCGCAGCTCCGTGGTTCTCTCCTGCTGGTCAGAGACGAGGTAACTACTTAGGTGTAACTGACATTATAAGCAATCCAAATAAAACACAGAGAGATACTCTGTATAAAGCAGGGGTTAACCCAATTGCCAATATTCCTGGCTCTGGTGTAATCCTCTTCGGTGACAAGACGTTTGAATCTCGTCCAAGTGCATTCGATCGAATTAACGTTCGTAGATTGTTCCTTGTACTTGAAAGAGCGATTGCCCGTGCAGCTAAGAACGTAATGTTTGAATTCAACGATGAGTTTACTCGTGCTGAATTTACAAACATCGTAGAACCTTTACTTCGTGAAGTACAAGGTCGTAGGGGGATCACTGACTTCAGAGTTGTTTGTGACGAAACAAACAATACTCCAGCAGTTATTGATCGTAATGAATTTATCGCTTCAATCTTCATCAAACCCGCCCGTTCTATTAACTTCGTAACGTTGAACTTCGTTGCAGTTAGAACTGGTGTTGAGTTTGAAGAAGTAGTTGGCACGGTATAAGGTAAGGAGAGATAAAAATGGCAATATTAGGCGTAGATGATTTTAAATCAAAACTCCGTGGTGGCGGTGCTCGTCCCAATCTCTTCAAGGCAACATTGAACTTTCCTGCTTACGCTGGTGGTGATGTAGAACTATCATCATTCTTGTGTAAGACAGCAGCTCTACCTGTGTCAGAAATGGCACTGGTAACTGTACCGTTCCGTGGTCGTCAATTGAAGATTGCAGGCGATCGTACCTTTGCAAACTGGACTGTAACCATTATCAATGATACTGATTTCAGTGTACGTGATGCTATGGAACGTTGGATGAACGGTATTAATGCACACAGTGCTAATACTGGTTTAAACAACCCTGTAGATTACGAAGCAGATCTTTCTGTTGATCAATTAGATCGTAACGGAGATGTATTGAAAACATACAACTTCCGTGGATGTTTCCCAACTAACATTGGTGAAATTGCGTTGTCTTACGAGACTAACGATGCGATCGAAGAGTTCACAGTAGAATTTGCTATCCAGTACTGGGAGTCAAATACTACTAGTTAATTCTAGTATACATATGAGTGGTAGGGGGAATTATCCCCTTACCACTTTATTATAAAAGGTTCTATTATATGGCAGAAGACAATAACGGATTGAAACTCTTTGGTTTTGAAATCAAAAGAGCAACGAATAAACCCAAAGAAAAACTTCCATCTATTGTTCCAACGGCTGATCCCGATGGAGCAGGATACGTTACTGCCTCTGGTTCTCACTTTGGTTCATATATCGATATGGACGGTGCGGACGC